ATAATCATTGGACACCGGCAATGTCAACGTTTCACCGTCCGATGCGATGTTGTGTGTTGAAATGAATCGAGCATCAACCGCACCCGTTCTGTGTCGTCTTGCTAGTATCTTTAACATATTAAATCACTTTGAATAGGTTATCCGCTTTTTTTATCAACGCTTTGACTTCGAAATCACCATCACTTTCAACCGTCACACCGGTATCACCAACAATGTTCACAAGTCCCTCGCCTATCTTTTCAAAATACATGATTTCGCCGACATCCAACGCATCGTTGTGAATTGTGATGTTTTCACCGGTTGCAAAATTACAATCATGATATATTTTATTCGAATTCGTTGTGATTGAAAACCCGCTTTCAAAATATTTGAATTCGGCAATTTCCTTTTCCTTTTCCGAATCAACACCGGTTGCCAAATTCACCGTTGTATCACCGTGTCGATAATACAATCCATTAGGTGTTGCCCAAATTTGCCCGGCAACCGGTGTTGATGGCGCGACACCTAATCCCAACGCAATGTGCGGTGCCAATGCGGATGATGCACCCAACGACAACAATGGATATTGCGCCGAACCCCCCGGATTTTGAACCATCATTGGTTGTTTGTTGATGATGATGTGACCACCCGTTCCCGAACTGATAAGTTCCGAAATGTTCACACCCCCAACATTGATTCCCAATGATGTGTTACCACCATTTATTGTTGTCAAAAACCCCGTGACAGAATCTTCAAATGCGAATTCCAGGGCGTTCGATGCGGGAACACCTAATCCCAAACGTGTCTTTCCGTCGCTGACCAATACATGCACCGGCACACTTTTAAATTTGTTTCCATTGTCCCAAACTGACAATGTGTTTGGAAATCCCGTTCCTAAATTTATATTTTTGCTCGTGTCCCCTTGCACACTTTCGACGCCACCACCTTGCGTTGCCACATGGTCGTATGATGAACCGTTGTGGATTAGAAAATCCCCGGCAATCATCGTGATGTCACCGGAACCAAAATCATGTGTTCCGCCCTCACTCACAACATAATAATCGCGTTCATTCCCCGAACCATTGTCAATTGCCGGAAAATGCGTCACCGGGTTGTAAGTCCCCAAATAATTCAATGCACCCGCCAAAGATGATGGGAGGTTCGCAAACGGGACCACACCCGAACCATCCAATGGTGCCACACCGTTTGCGGTTGCTTTTTCGGTTGCGTTCAATGGTGTGTACCCTAACGCGTTTTGCTTTGCGTTAAATGACGCCCAATCCAACATTGACAACGCACCGGTGGTTGTTGAACTTGCAATCGCCATTGAAAGTGTTTGCGGGTTTATTCCCGAAATGCTCAAACCGTTAGGAACCCCCAAATTCAACGAATATGGTGTCCCGGATGTCCCCAATGAAAACCAATGTGATGGATTCCACGCACCGGTTGTTGGTGTTACACATTCCCAAACTAATCCGGATGATGTCACCGTGTCCCCGACTTCATATTGAATCGCCGGGCTATATGGTTTCAGTCCAACCAAATTTCGGTCGGAAACCTTATTGAATGAACTTTGCGCGTTGTCGATGTGTTGTTCTCTGACATCTTGCGCGGATATTTCATTCGATGAGTTATCCGGCAAATTCGCATTCGCTTGGTCAATTAGTTCTTGCGTAGTTTTTGACATGATTTTTTTTTAATTAAATGAACCGTCGAAACCGGAATCAAATTCACCACCCGTGTTGCTGACATTTTCATCCGTGGCAACAATCAATGATTTTGTGTTCACGAACTCAGAAAACGCGTTTGGTGTTTCCGTATATTCCAACACGGTCCCCGCGTTAATATTTTGGTTGATGTCGATGTCCGGGTTGGACTTCAACAAATCAATCACACCACCGACGGTTCCATGCGTCATCAATGCGATGTCATAAATGTTTTGTCCGGTTTTCACTTCAATTTTTGCCATGATTAAATGTTTTCATCGTTACGTTTGCCGGTCACATACACACCACCATCCGCATCGAATTGAATGTTTTTAACGTTGTAACCGTCGGACTTCAATTGGATTTTGATTTCACGCGAAATGCGTTGAATTCCACCGGATTGTGCGTGGCGACGTTGAATTCCTACACCCACAAGTGGAAATTCTTTCCAATGACCAATCCATGCGTCGATGATATCATCCACATGGCGTGTGTCGGATTCCGTGATGTCGAAATCACCATCCGCACCAATGAACAAATCATCATCGTTTGTGAACCTTATGTCGTGCGCTTTTCCCATGTTTTCAATATACGTTTTTTATCCGTGTTTGACGTTGTCATTTTCGATTTCATCAAATGATTCCACATCCGTGATTGCATCCAATGAAACACCAATCGTTGATTTGTATGATGCGCCACCATCGTTTGGAATAGTTACACCATTTTTCAGCGCATCAATGATTCCATCAATGCGCGCGGTCATTTTATCCAACTGTGATTTCAATTCCGGTGCAATCACAACACCACCATGTTGTTCACCACGAATGGTGACCGTTTCCACGGTTGAACACATGGACACAAACGCACGGGATTTGGATGTGAACGTGACCAACACAACCGAATCCACCGCCGGAACCAAAACAACCCCGTTTTCGCTTTCGCCGGCAATCAATTTCACTTTGTTGATTGGCGCATCACCATTCAATGGTTCCACCGTGCATGTGTTCCCATCCACCGCCGTGACCGTGCAAAATTGTGAATATTGTTCCGCATCCGTTTTGGTTGCGTTCTGTAAAATGTCAATTAAATTCATGCGACTTTTTGTTTGATTGTGATGTCTTGACGAATCCCGCCCATGCCACAACGCGTCACCACCTTTTCGACGATGTACGCGCCATCATGTTCCGGGATTTTTGGGTTGGTCAATTCCACGATGTCCCCGTGTTCCACGAATTGATGACCGAACGTTTGGAACGAACCATCGAACCCGTCGAACTTGTAGTCATCCACATGGGATTCCGCAATTTTCAACAATTCGTTTTCGTCATCAATCCCGTTGAAATGTAGCGTTCGCAACTGCCCATCCGCATCGCCCGCCGTGGCTTCAACCTTTGAATTATCATCTTGAATTGACACCGCTTTGACTTTGATTTTGCGGTCAAACGCGTTGATGAACTTCAATCCATCCGCATCAATCACATCATCATGGATGGTGAATTGGTGTCGTTTCTGTAATTCCGGAACATACGACAAACCAATGTAAAGTTTACCACCACGGAACCATGAAAAAATTTTGTGTTTCTTGCGTAGTTCATCCAACACCACCGCCGTGGATGCGCCCGTGACACGGAATTCACCAATGGTTTGTTGCTTGGTCACCTCATAATCGACACCCGCCGGAATCACTTTTTTCAATAGTTCATCCAATGTTGGATTGTCCATGGTGAACGTGAATTCGTTTTGCTTCAAATGCCACATCGCATCGTCCAATTCCATTTCAATTGGGAATTTATTCGACACGGTCGCAATCACACCGTTGAATCGTTCCACCAAATTTCGGTCATATCCCATTTGAATCCGTACCGAATCACCACGTTTGAACACGGCATTTTCACCGGATGACACGTTGTCAATCGGTTTGCCGGTATCATCCACAAAGTTGATGTTTCGTGGAATCACGATGCGCCCGATGTCGGACAATTGATTCCATGTTGATTCGATTTCGATTTCATTAGTGAAATCAAACGTGACCGTTTCGAATTCTGTTTTGCTTGTGACTTGGTACATTATCGCGTTTTGATTTGTAATTCCACCGGGTCGTTTGATAAACATTGGATGGAAAACGGTTGCATGTTTTGGAATCCCTCGGGTTGCGGGAATTTATAAGACATCACCACCACATCCGTGACATTAAAGACATCATTAAGGAATCGCGATGCAATGCCAATGGTGGTTTGCGCTTGCAATATTTCAACCAATGTTTGGACGTCCTTTTCCGGATATTCGTTGCCGTCCGGTGAAACGATGATGCCATTGATGTTGATGGCGAAATCACCGTCGGAAATGTATTCTTTGATTGTACCGTTGCGCCCTTGGATTTCCGTTGTGACAATGTTTCGTGACTGCGACACATCGAACAACACGGTGTCAATCCTCAAATCATCATACGTGATTTGTTCGCCTTGCAAATTCTTGTATGAACCACCAACGAAATCCAAATTTGAAAACACCGGTGTTCCCAAATATGACATCAACGTTTTGCCATCTTCACCCGTGTCCGCATTATCGAAAACAGTTGTTCCGGATGGGATGTCATATTCGTTGTTGGAACGGTCACCCAAACCGCCCGGTGGCAATATGCCGTATTTCAACGCCCGGACATGTTGCAATCCAAACGATTTCAAAATCTTTGCCGGTTGAACACGTTGGATGTTCTCAGCTTCATGTTGCAATGGATATTCGTTCGGCATTATTTTTCAATTTTTGTGTTTAAATATTTAGCAAATCGCTTCAACCAATCAATGTCGTTTTGGTTTACTTTGATTCTTTGTTCGTTGTCCAATGCCAATTCGGATGGAACACGTGCGTTTGACTTGGTTACCACCATTGACAATCGCGTTTCCAACTCATTGATGTGTTTGGATTGTGCGTCTATTTTTAAACTTATTTCGTCCACACGAATCAATCCGGCAATGCCAATCAATAATGCCAAAGTGAATGTTCCTATGTCTTTTAAAATTGACCAATTCATTATTGCGCAATTAAATTCACATCATTTACCGCCGACGTCAACGCACGCGAAACGGCGTCTTTGACTTGTCTTTGGATTTGTTCCAAATTCTGTGCATGGACATTGAAATTGTCAACCAACGAACCGATTTCAACGTTGATGTGTGTTGGTCGTCCGGATGATGCGCCCGTCACGCTCGATTTGCTTTTGTCTTTTGCTTTGTCCTTGGTTCCATTTGCCGTCGAATATCCCGCCGATTTATCCGTGACTTCATCCGTTTTGCCGGTCACCCCCGCCGATTCTTTTTTCTTTTTCTTTTCCTCGTCCACGTATTGCATCATGGCGTCACGGTATTGTTGCGCTTTGCCGTCGTTGTATGCATCACCAACACCGGTGAAAAGGTTCCCACCATCGCCGTCATTCATGGCGTTTGCCATCATTCCGCCCGGTGTTAGATTGAACAAACCTTTTGTTAATGCTCCAAACGATGCGCCGTAATTCCCTTTTTTGAATTCGTCCCACGCTTCAACGAATGGTGCAAATATGTTTTTGACGAACTTGGTGATGTTGTCCCCGAATTTTTTGATTCCCGACCACACACCATCGAAAAATCCACGGACTTTGTCATTGGTGTTATATAACGTCGTAAACACGGCGATTAATCCAACCACCAATCCAATCACTAATCCAATTGGATTCGCCATCATTGCCGTGTTCAACAACCATTGTTTTGCGGTCAAAATCATGGTCACCGCCGACATGGACGACATCGCCGTTGTTACCGCCGAAATCAACGCGCCAATCGCCAACACCGCACGAAATGTTGTGTATGCCAAAATCAATCCACCCAAAACAATGGTCACCGTTTTGATGGTTTCGGCATTTTCTTTCATCCAATTAATGAATGACTTTAAGTACACCAACGACGAAATCATCCCGTCAATAAATGAGGTGAAAAACTTTGAATTTTCTTCGATGATGGAACCGATTTGTGTTTTCAATTCGCCCATGAACGTTGACCATTTACCACCAATCGTTTGCGAAATGTTTTTCATCCCGTTGTTGAATCGTCCACCCTCACCGGTTGCATTTTTAAACGCTTGGTTGACGTCTTCAACTGAGATGGAACCTTGCGACATTCGTTTTCTCAACGATTCCATGGATTCGCCGGTGTCTTCTGACATTTGTATCAACGGGTTGAATCCGGCGTCAACCAACATGTTCAATTCCTGTCCCATCAATTTCCCGTTGGCAACGATTTTTCCGTATATCATCGCCATGTCATCAAACGAACGGTTGGACAACGCGGAAACATCCCCCAACAAATTCATTTTGGACATCACGTCGTCCGCTTTCACACCGAATGCCAACAATGTTCGACCGGCTTTTTGCACCTCGTCCGTTTGAAATGGTGTCACGTTGGCGAATTTGGTGGTTTCCTCGAATAGTTTGTTCCCTTTTGCAACGTCACCAACTAATGTTTGATAACCGATTCGCGCTTTTTCCATATCCGCACCGGCACCAATAGCGAACGACGCCAAATCTTTCATCCCGGTTGCAATGGATTGAATACCGCCGGCAATAAGGTTTCCACCAACCATTGATTTGAGCATACCCAAACCACCGGATGATGATGTCGCTTGCTTCAATTTTGAATCCAACATCCCCGCGTTGGACATGATTGATTTCAATGATGATGTCATCGAATCCCGCAAAAGGAATTCGAATTCCGCGCGTTCCATTTTCGCCATGGTTAATGATTTTTGTGTACTCGTAATATACGCAAAAAGCGCGAACTATGTGTCCCCGCTTTTATACTGCTTTTGTTCTTGTTGAATTACCCAACGAACCCGTGCGACCATGTCGAAAAACTTTTCGTCATCCCATGAACGGATTTCGTCAATGTCAAATTTTAGGTGATAAACCAACAACGATTCCCATTGCCACAACTCGTCATCCGTTGCGATTGCATCCAATAGGGAATCAATGTGTGTTTTGTGATGGTCGATTGGACGTTCAACCAATTGGTTGAACACCGAAACCGACACGTTCAAATTTTCAAGTTCTACACCCTTTGGACGTTTCCCGACCTCAGTTTGATGACTTCAACCAATTGTTCGGATGCAATCATCATGGCGTCATCATTTTTGATGATTTCGTCCAAATCGTCCCCGCCAACATACATCCCGCGCAAAAACGTTTCCGCACCTTTCCATGCGTTTTGTTGGATTTGCTTTTCGCCGGCTTGACGTGTCAAACGGTTTGGTTTCTGCAAAAATATTGTGCGTTCCTCATCGTCCTTTTCGTCAATGTAAGTTGTCAATGCGAACAATGGTTTTTCGGTTCCGAACTTTTCGCGCAATTGCGCCAATTCTTGTGTCAATTCTTTTTGTGATTTTGCCATTTTTGAAATGTGTTTTTGTTCATCCGTAATATACGAAAAAAACCCGGACGTTGCCATCCGGGTTTCCAAAACACAAATCAATGGTTTTCACACCTCGATTTTCTTTTAAACCGTCGCGTTCCAATCAACGTGTGACGGTACCAATTCCAATTCGGCAACCACATTCGAATCGCCTTCGCTTGCGCCACCAACCATTTTTTTGATTTTGCAATTTCTCACGATGTCCGCAACCGGTGCGGAACCGTCCGGTGTGTACGACACGACCATGTCGAAATTCGGAATGTTCATCAAATTTTTGCCCGGTGCGGACGCAATTAATGCGTTGTATTCCGCACGGTCAATTGTGATTGATGCCGTGGTTTCAATTTTTCCGTTGCTTTGTGATACCGGACGACGCCCGGCACCATAGTTGTTCACAACATCGCCCGTTTCCTCATAAGAAACCGCCGTGATTCCGGCAACCGGAACCCCGAACAACGACACCGTGATGTCCACCCACGCGTATGCAACGCCGTTCACTAATGGTGTTCTATCTGCCATAATTAATTCGCTATTGTTGGAACAAATCCAACGTTGATGATAATTTTTTCCGCTACTCCAACCGGTTGCAATTCTAATGCGATGACCAATTGATTGGTTGATACCACATCTTGCGCCGGGTTGATGATTGATTGTCCATTTGACAATTCGCCCTCACTTGTCATTTGCGCCAATCCTTGGTCGCATAATCCTTTGAATGTTGCGATTGTGTCCAATGTCAATGTCCCATCCGCGTTCACATACAATGGCGATGCAAGTTTTGGCAACACCAATTGGCGTGTGCGTCGGATTGCTTTGTCCATTGTTCGGTTTCTCTCGATTGTTGATAAATCGTTCGACGCCGGAACACATGTGTATGACTTAGAATTGTACGTCCCCGAATACCCCGTGTAACGCATCATGAAAATATACCCCAAACTTGAAATACTTTCCACTTGTGCAATCGGTGTATTTTTCAACAAATCACCATTGGCAAATGCCGGTTCGCTAAATTCACCCGATGCTGTCACCATGTTGAATTTTTCAACATACCCAATTGATTCGTGAACGTTCGCGAATGCAACCGCACCCAACTTTGCGCCCAAATCCGAAATGGTTTTCATGTCTGTTGTGTATAACGTCGCACCCAATCCATTCCCGGATTGCCCGATTGTCACCGACACGTTTTTCCAAAGTCCTGACGACCTTAAATCCGGTAACGTTGTAAGGTCTAAACCGAAAATGTCCGGCGCAAAAATCACGTTACATGGCATGTCCTGGTTTTCCAACGTTGTGCATTGCGATTGAATCGCTGTCACACGTGTTTCCATGTTCACCGCATCCGTTGCCGTGTCGTCCAACCACACACCGAATTGGCGAATTTCACCGTTTGCGAATTCTTGCATTGTTTTGATTTCAGCGAAATCCGGTGTTGCGCCCGGCTCGTCAAATACTCCAACATACAATTCACCTTTCGGTTGTTTTTCGAAAAACTCACGGACGTGGTACCATAACGATGAGAACGCACCATCCATTTCGATTCCTAAATCCTCAATTTGCTCTAAACTGAAAACTTTTTGGATGTTGTCCGGGTCGAATCCCGTTGGTTTCGATGCGCGGAAAAACACCAAACCGGAAATGTGGTCGTTGTTCAACAACGGCGCACCCAACCCGGATTTGCTCCTATTAAATTTTATACTATTCAAAGCCATTATTTATCGCTTTTTTTGGTTTGCTTTTTCGGTTTCTTTTCCGCTTCAATGGCTTTGTCCATTTCGTCGTTGTCTGTGAAACATTTTGTGTTCCCGTTTTCGTCTTTTAAAAACGAACCTTTGCGTTTGTCACCATCGAATTTCAACACCTTGTGTCCACCGATGATTGCGATTTTTTCAAATTTCGTTGCCATACTTCAATGTAATAAAAAACCCGGATGAAATGTCATCCATCCGGGTCAAATTGATTTTATGCGCTTAATGTTACGCGTGTGTATCTTGGATTAATACCGCGACACCCTCGCCATTTGTACGTCCTTTTGAACCACCCGCACGAACCATTCCGTTCACAATTGAACCTAAATATTCCGGGTCGTCAAAACGTCCGTATGTTTTCGCGTTGCCCTCACTACGTCTCACAAAACCTTTGTGCCACGCGATGATTGCGTCACGGTCGGTTGTCGCACTTGCAGTCCCCGATGCAATCACGTTGAACGTGTTGTCGTATCTTACGGACTTTGAACGTTTGTAAACTTTGAAACCTAAAATTTCACCAACAACGCCATCCACAATCGGTGTTCCTTTTTGAAAATCCGTTGAAATGAATTCCGGTAATTTTAACAAATCCGCGTACATGTTCGCACTTGCTAATAGGAAACGACCGTCCGCTGGTACGTCGTCCGCGTCCATTTGCGTCATCAACGCCAAAATGTCCTCATAAGTCACCGCTTTTTTAGCACCACCACCGGCAACACTTGACGGTCTTGATGCACCCGTTGTTTTCAACGATGATGAACCATCCGCCGGGCACCATGATGTCGCGATGTATTCCGCAATTGTAGTGTTCAACGATGCGATGTGGTCGCCCATGATATCCATTCTTTTCGAATAGTTTATCACGGCTTCGTTTGCGTCCTCAACGTAAATTGGGTCGGTGTTGAATTTATGCACCGGATACGTCAACACGTCATCAACACGGTTTGACGGTGTTAATGGAACCGATGCATTCATCGTTACCGCCGGTTTTGAACCACTTTGTGGAACCTCAACCGAACCACCGTTCGCCGAATCCAATTTTGATTGCTTATAAAACTCATTCGCCGGGAATAAGTTTTTTTGTAAGTCTTTGCTAAATACTTTCAATATTTGTTCTGCCATCACTTATGATTTTATGCGTAATGCTCGTTGAATAATTTGGTGAATTTGGCGTTGTTTTCGACTCTCATTTTTTCAAGTCCCGCCGGGTCATTTTGTGACCATTGTTCAAAATTCCACGACGCGTTTTCCACGTTGTCGATTTTGTTTTCCGTTGAAACGATTTCCGGTGCTTTTGCATTTGCCGGTTTTGATGGAATCGTTGCCAATAGGTTTTCCAATTGGTCAATTTCCATTGCTTTCCAAACGTCCGCGTTGTCCGCTTCAATTTTGCCCGCATCAATTGCGTTCGCAATGATTTGTTCAACCTTTGCCGTTTTCATCGCTTGGTTTTCACCTTGCAATTTCTCAACCGCTTTGTTTGCGTTCTCAACCTCTTGGATTAATCCCGCATTTTTTGATTCCAAATCCGCAACGCTTGTTTGCAAATTTTGGATTGCTTCAATTGTTGACGACTCATTCGCGTCCGCCGACAATTTCAACAACTCATTAATCTGTGACATTTTGCCATTTTTTTGAATTGTCCCGGAAACCGCCGGGTCGGGTGTATTTTCAAACGCATTGACCACGTCCATGATGTCGTGTGCGTTCATTGTCTTGTCAAATTCCGGAACACGTCCGGTTGTTGGGATGATTTCGTCAAACAACCCGTTTTCCTTTGCCGTCACGGCGTCAAAAAACGTTTCGCCATCCAATATGCCATCCACACCATTTTCGTCCAACACGGTGTTTTCCACGAACACCGTTTTGATTTGGTTGTACACTTGCATCAATACACCCGCGCCAACCTTTGCGCCCTTTTCCGGACGTGGTGAATGCGCATGGAACAATGCGTTGGATTTGATGGAACGTTTGTTGCCTGCTTGCGAAATCACGCCCGCCATTGATGCGGACACGCCAACCACTTGTGTTTCCGTGTTCATTGGTGAACCGGCAATGGTTGAAAAGATTTCCCACCCTTGGAACGTGTTTCCACCGGTTGAATTAATGGTCACCAACAAATCCGTGACACCCGCATCCACCAATGCGTCATGTTCTTTTGTGAACATATCGCCGGTGATACCCTTTGCCGGGTCGGATGAAATGGGACGGTTCAACCGCATGATGGCGCGGTTTCCGTTGTTTTCAATCTGTGACAACTCGAATTTCATATTTCACAATATACGGTTTTGATACAATCGCCACCGTGTTTTTTTATTTTTTTTTATCCTTTAGGAAAAGTAATGCCATCAAACAACAAAATCATGTCGGAACCACCTTTGTTGTTTGACTTTGCCCAAATTTGCCCGTTCGTTTTCAATTGCACATATCCCAATTCGTCATTGTCCGTGTACATGCACGGGATGTTTTGTTCAAACTGTGGATGCGAACCGGATGGCAACAAACCAATCAATTGCAATTCGGTATTGGACACGCGATAAGAAACATTGCCACGCAAACGAATTGTTTTGTTAATTTTTTCCTCTCTTGCGTATGCGGAACCACCTTCAAAAGTGTAGCCAATCCCGTCATCAAAAATGACTTGTGACCATGACGTCACACCGATTTCATCTTCTTGGACGGATGTGTTCGCCAATCTTGACACATTGTCCATGTTCGTGATGTCCAACGTGCAATGTGGATGGTATGCCCAATAGTGAACCGAATTTGGGTTGTCAACATCACCGTTCACCGCCAATGATTTTTCATACTGCGGATGTAAAGAAACGCACCCCTTTCCGGTCACATTTGAATTTTCAGTCCAACCACTTGCGGTCAAATCAATATGGTGTAATTCCACATCATGTGTGATAAACATTTCTTTTGAATTTCCATCCCTAAAAACTCTCGTTTCCTTGGATTCATTCCCGACAATGACCGCAACCGCCGTTTTGTATTCCGACGACATTGATTTCACTTGGATGTTTCCGCCCGGATAATAACACACTTTACCATCAATTAATGCGGTGAACTCTGACACATCGAACGTCGCGAACTGTGAACCATCATCTTGGTAATTCGAATAAACCGGTGGTGTAAGAAACGCACCCGAACCCGACCATTGCGTCACCCCTTGTACGCCACCACTTGAAAAACGAAAACCGTTTCCGTTGTCAATATTCCATTGCAAAAATGGAATCGTCAACGCCATTGCGTTTTGTTCTACATTAACTAAATCGCCAATGTAAACCGGCGCACCACCCGGTTGTGGTGGATTTGAAAGTGTCTTTTTTAAATTCATAATGCAATATATACTAATATTCGACAATAGTGTATTTAGTCCCCGCCACACGGTATAAATCAATTGTGGCACGGACTTTTGGTTCCGGTGTTTCCGGGTTGTTCATCACCTCAGTTGGAATCCAAACCGTGAACCCGGCTATGTTTTCCAACACGGCGCGGTCATCCAAAAACAATGGTGCGTTTTCGGGTTGTACCTCGTCACCGTCCGCATAACGACGAACGGTCAATGGAATGTAGTTTGGATTGGCAACCGGTGATGTCACAATGATGTCCGGGTTGCTAGTTTCAAACGATTCGTTGGTGCCATCAATATCCAATTGAATCATGGTATTGTATGACCACCCCGCGCCACTATAACCGGAACAACCAACACCAATTGGTGCCACCAACGAATCAACATCAATCGTTTGATTTGCCAACGTATGCACCACCGTTCCATTCACGGTGACATCACCGTTTTTGATGGAAAAATCAATCACACCGGATGGTAAATCAACATCAACCGTAATTCCGTTTGAATCATCTTTGCCGGAAATATACAACACACCATTTGTTGGTGAATCTTGCCAACTAAGCATCACCACCCCGGAAATTGAGTTGTTGAACGCACCAAACGTCATGATTTGTTCGCCATCACCACGTGACGTGTTTTTGAATATCACATTGAAATCAATATCCATTGTTGTTGCCCAACTAAAAGCACGAAAACAAAACGCACTCGTTTGATTCCCGGCATCGTGCGCAATCACTCGCATTTGTTTTCCCAAATACGTGGTTTCCCAATATTGTTCCGCCTCGGTGTGAAAATACACGTTTTCAAAGTCCAACACGTTGTTTTCGATTGTGATTTTACGCACCCCGTCCGGGTTCAAATCGTCGTTCAACGCTTTTTCAAACGCAATGCGTTGTGCCGAACGGCGCGCTTTCTCTTTGACATCTGAAAACCACACATCGAACAACGCCGTGTTCAACACTTGGATTGAATCAATACACGCGACCAAAAACGCCACGTGTTTTGTCACTCGTTTTTTGACCGGCAACAAACGGTTGACCATCAAAGAAAAGTCAATATTATATATCATTGTTCGGTGTTAGTGTGATATTTGAAACCACGTCGTCAAATGTTAAATACCCGGCGTTTGATGTGTATGTGCGCCCGGTGATTAATTGGAACGGTTGCCCGAAATATTGTGCGCGCATTTCCATTCCTTGCGAATCCAAACCAATCACGCCATCCACTTTTTGGATTGTGTCAACCACGTGTTCGCGAACAACCACACCATCGAATTGGTTGATTGATAAGTCCGACAAATAAGTTTTCATAGCATCAACAATGTTTTGTTTTACTACATCACCAACGAATTGCGCATCATAAACAACATTGACATCCAACACAAACACATCCGGTTCGAATGACTCAGCACGCAAAATGATTCCGGCGAACCCTATTTCATCCAAATAACTTCTAAGTGCGGACAATTGTTGTGTGTCTAATGGTTGCAATGAATCCGCGTCACCGGTTGCCGTTTTCACCACCACTTGCGTTTCGGTTTCCACCACGGAACAACGTGTCACCACGCGCAATGATTCGTCGATGGTGTTATATTTTACACTACCATCCGGTTGAACACTCACGATTTGTGGGTTGTCCGCATCATATTGAAATTCCAAACAACGACGTTGCAACCATTGCGGTGTTCCCGGCACCGCATCACGTGCGATGTTTTCCATTTCGATGATTCCGATGTCCAAAAACGATTCATGGATGTGGATTGCCGTGGCGAAAATGAACGTCCACAAACGCCAAATCGCCGTTGCGGATGGTGAATTCAACCCCGCCAATTCCGGTGTGGATTGAATTTTTTGTGTCATTTCCTCTTGAATGACTGAGATTTCGCGTGCCATATTTATTTGATTATTTTGTCAACGTATTTTGAACTGATGTTTGCATGGTCAACCATGTGCGGTGTGGTTTCATTGTCGATGAACTTTTCATCCGCAATGATATTTGTTTTGAAATCCATTTCGAACACATACACGTTTTCGAATAGTTCATCCGCCGTTTCGGCGATTCTGAAAAACGATGATGCCATGGATGGTTGCCATTTGTGAAAAACTTTGTAAACCTCGGTTTTGAAATCGAATGCATCAAACACCTTTTCCGGTGTCAACACTCGAAATCCGATGTTCAAACGGACGGTGAAATCATCCGTGCGTTGTAAACCACCACCGTTTTGTTGGTATGTGATACCCTCGGGAAATGACACAAAGATTGCCGGCAACATCACGCCGTGCGTGTCACCATTGGCGATGCGTTCAAAAGTGTTGTTGAAAATCCCAACGGTTTTGACGTCCGGCAACTTTGCGCGGATTCGGTCATGTATTTGTTCAATCAAATGTCTTGTCATGTCTTATTTCATGCGGTGTAAAATCAATTTACGGATTTTATTGTTTAAGTGTGTCGAACGTCCAATGAATTTCCGTTTTGGCATGCGGAATGGCGCGGACTTACGCCCGGACATCAAACCATAATTGTGAACACCGGCATAATGAACCGATGAACCAACGACCACCCGACGTTGTGTCACGCGCTTTGCACGGATGGAACGGAACAATTTATTTCCACCACCTTTTCCAATCAAAACACCACGCCCGGAATCACGGTTTTTCCGTGGTCGCCATGGTACGGTGACTTTGTTTTTGAATCCACCACGACGGAAATTCTGCGTGAATTCGTTGACCGCTTCATTGGCGATTAGCTTTGGCAAAATCTTTTTGTTCCGTTGGACTTTGTCCAACTGAAATTCCATCATTTTTGCCGATGATTTCCACGTTTTCATTCGTCAATATCAACAACTTTCGCGTCCACATATTTTTCACCACGTAACGCACGAGATGCAACACGGTGGTTCCCGTCGTTCAAATACAATTTTCCATTGTGTTTAAACAACACCGGCTCACCCGGATTCGTGTATTTTTCCAACAACGGTTTTTCAAACACAAATTGTTGCATGATGTTGATGTCATCAATTTTGACACGTTGATTTTTTCCATATTTTTCCGCGTACTTGTCAATGCTTTTTTGGTCGCCGATATAGCGAATTTCTTGCATCAATTCACGGTTCAACACCGGTTTTTTATTGTAAATCAATTCTGTTTGAATATATCTCCCGAATTTTTCACGCAATTGTTTTGCGTTCATCCTTGATGCGGTCGTTTGTCCCGGTCTAAAATCGGTATAAATTGTATCATCCGGTCGTCCCTCAATATGGGATTTTTCCACCAACGAATTGATTTTTGTTTTGTATTCACCAAAAGTTGCCGGTTCCGGTTCTTTGAATTCCTTTTTGACATTAACACGTGGCGCACCACCAACGGTCCCC